CAAACATAACAACTGTAGATATTGACGCTACTGGAACAGCTACTATTGGGACATTAGATACAACTACAGCAACTATTCCAAATCTAACATCTTCCAACATTGATGTTAATGGTGGTGAGATTGATGGTACTGCAATCGGTGCTAACTCACACTCAACTGGTAAATTTACAAATGTTTATGCTCAAAAAGTGTATGTAAGTAGTGATGCAACAGGATTAGAAACAAGTCTGTCTCCTAACTCACTGACTGTAAATGAAATCAACGCACAAAGTGGGCGTGACTATGTTATTATTAACGATGCACTGATACCATACAATAACTATGATCTTGGAACTGGAGATGTTTCTCCATCGGGTCATTGGACTGATGGTCGTTGGGGTAAAGTATGGGCAGATGATGCAGACTTTGATGGCACTGTAGCGATTACTACTCTTGCATCAACTAATAGTTCAACAAATGATATTCCAAGTCTTGGTGATATTACTCCACATTCAAGTACTCTTACTAATAGTATTTCATCTCTAACATTGGGTAGTAATAATGGTCGTTGGGGTGGCATCTGGACTGACTACATCAATGCTAATGAACTTAGCGGTAATACAAACATCGGTGGTTCTCTTATTCCAACAACAGACAACGCTTATGACTTGGGTAGTTCAAGTAACAAATGGCGTTCATTGTATCTGTCTGGTGGTTCTCTTTTCATTGAAGGTCAAAAAGTTATTGGTTCTACAGATGGATCGATTGACTTTACAACTGACGATGATGAGAATATGACCATCTTTGCTGGTGGTAATGGAACACAAGGAACAATGACCTTAGGTTCTGCTGGTCAAGTAACAACACTACAAGATGAAACAATCAATATTGGCGCAATAGGTAGCGGTAATACAAATGTTCGCAACACTCTTAATGCACCAGACTTAGAAGTAGGCGAGTTAGAGATAAGTGAAACATTATTCAACTCAACAACACCTAATCAAAACTTAGAGATTAGAACAAACGGAACAGGTTATCTACACGCTAATGTAGCAGACTTGTACGTTGGACCATTAAATAATGCTGTTAAGATTGATGAGAATAGTATTGAAGTCATTGGCGGCGACACACTAACACTAAGAGATAATGTAGATGTTACAGGTCTAATCAAAGTCAATGATGGCTTCACAATAAGTTCATTCGATCCATATGGTCCAGCAGGTCTTCCATCAACAGCGATGGACCTAACTATTATGGGTATCGGACAAGAAGAAGGTTGGGCTGCTCTGGGTGTTCGTTCTCGTGGCGAACATGCATGGGGACTAACAGGTTTCGGCATTCCAAACGAACCACCAAGATCAATCTTTGCATTGCAGGCTGGTAGATTAGATGGATCAAATGATGACTATCTTAATAATGACGACCCGTTTGCACAAATGATGTTCAACCCATACTCTGGTTACAAAACTGGATTAGAATGGTTAACACCAAGCGCAGAGATTAGAGCAATCGCAACAGAAGATCATTCGTCAAGTGGTATGGGAACAAAACTTGCAATCTCAACAACAGAGAATGGTAATAGCGCAGGTGCAACAGATGCTCAACATACTCACAAGACAATCACTATTCAAGGCACAACAATCTCAACATCAGATACACTAAAACTTGACGATGATGTAGAGATTACAGGCACACTAAATGTTAAAGATGTCTTAACAGTAGAAGGTTCAGCATCAACTAAATCAACTATTATCGGTGATTACACATCAGCAGGTTATGACTTCCACGGAATGAAACTCGACGGTGGTGATACAGCGTGGGCTGGGATTGTATTCAAGGAGTTTGATGGACCAAACAAACCCGTTGCGAACTTCACAAACCCAGGATTCCAAACAGAAGTATTTGGTGGCACACCAAGTTCTCCTGCTCCATTGGGTAGTGGCAAACGTCTTTTAGCAATCAACGGTTCTGCTGGCTATGATAATACAACAACAGCACCGCCAATCTCTAATGTTAGAATGATCGGTCTCACAACAGAAACACAATCTACATCAGCACGTGGTGCAATGTGGCAACTATTCACAACACCAAATGGCGGAACTTCTCCACAGAATACATTAGAAGTACGAAATGGTGATACAATCGTTATCAACGCCGATGGTGATGGTGAGATTTCAACTGGTGGCGATCTAACACTGAATGATGATGTTATCGTAGAGAATACACTAAACGTTAAAGGTAATACTGACTTAGATGGAACTCTAAACGTAGATGGCGATGCAGTATTAATGGAAAACGTCACACTCGGTAATGATAATACATCAGACATAGTGGTCATGAACGCACGTGTAGATATCAATGGTGTATGCGGGTTCATCAATGTAGATACAGCAACAGCAAACTATTATGCAGGATTAGAAGCAGGTGGCTTTATTACTCTGAACCCAGGATCAATGGTGTATGTAACCGATGGTGATGGTGGTTCACCCTGTATGTCATTCTATGATGGCACAAACTGGAAGAAGATGCATTCACCAGCAGATAACATCTCAGCGACATAAGGGTAATAAAAATGCAAGACTTAAAAAAGAACGTAGTAGAAATTAATAATACAGCGCATGAAAACAAAGTTGATATTGAACTTATCAAGCACGATATTAAATCAATTAGAACCGAAACTAACATTCATAATAAACAAACCGAAAAAGATTTTGCATCAATACACAAGAAGATAGACAAGATAGACACAAGATTATGGGCAGTCGCTGCCCTAATCATCGCAACAACATTCGGCAAACTAATTGCTGATTTGTTTATGTAAAACACCGACCAACGGTTAAAATGGGAGAATACAATGGCAGAAGATAATAAAAAAGAATATGTACATGACATTAAGTTGGGTAAAAAACCAATCAAAGTAGATTTAGATATGATTGCTAAACTTGCTTCTATTCAATGTACTGGAACTGAGATTGCTTCTGTCCTTGGTGTAAGCAAAGATACAATACTATCAAATAAAACTAATCGTGCGGCATTTGACGCAGGAAGAGAAAAAGGTAAAGTATCTTTAAGACGCAAGCAATGGGAAGTTGCACAAGACGGTGATACTCGTATGCTAATACATCTTGGGAAGTATTGGTTAGATCAGCGTGATGATAAAGCAGTTGACCCAGAAGATAACAAACCATTACCTTGGGACGATAATTTTTAATGCCATTAAGTGAAGCACAACAACAAGTAGCAAAGTCAGATGCACGATTTAAGGTCGTGTGTGCAGGACGTCGATTCGGCAAGTCTATTCTTGCTGTAAGAGAGATGGCTAAGTTTGCTTCACAACCAAATAAGAAAGTTATGTATGTTGCACCAACATATGGTATGGCAAGAAACATTATCTTTGACCCGTTAAAACAGAAGCTAACTGACTTACGATGGGTAAAGAAGATCAATGAAACAAGAATGGAAATAGAACTGGTTAATGGCTCAAAGATTATGTTGCGTGGTGCAGAGAACTATGACTCTCTACGTGGTACAGGGGTTGATTTCTTAGTTATGGACGAGATGGCAGACATCAAACCAGAAGCGTGGAGTGAAGTTCTTAGACCTACTCTTTCAGCACAGAAGCCGCCAGGATCAGCATTGTTTGTTTCCAGCCCGAAAGGTATGAATCACTTTAAGGATCTATTCGATCAGGGTAAAACAGATGATGCTTATGAATCATGGCAGTTTACGACTTTAGATGGTGGGAATGTCCCAGCAGAAGAGATTGAAGCAGCCAAGAACGATCTTTCAGTTAAAGTATTCAACCAAGAATATCTTGCAACATTTGAGACATACTCAGGTCTAATCTATTACAACTTTGATATGGAAGAGTCGATTAAAAAATGGGAAAAAGAAGAACTTAAAGAAGTATTCTTGTTCTGTGACTTTAACGTTAATCCAATCGTAGGAGCAGTAGTAATAAGAACTAAAACTGGTCTACACATAATAGATGAAATATGTATCTATGGTTCTAACACAGATGAACTTGCACAAGAGATGCGTAATAGATATCCAACACAAGCAGTAACAGCATTTCCAGACCCTGCTGGTTCAGCACGATCTACTAAGAGTGGAGGTCGTACAGATCACAGCATTCTACAAAACGCAGGCTTTAAGGTTCTTGCAAAACCAAGACATCCAGCAGTAAAAGACAGGATAAATGCAGTCAATTCTCTACTACTAAATACTAATGGTGATAGACGATTGTTTGTTGATCCTTCTTGTAAAGAAGTAATTAAATCACTCTCACGGCATACCTACAAAGAGAATTCACAGGTGCCAGATAAAGACAACGGACTGGATCACATGTCTGATGCAGTTGGTTATGGGGTAGAATTCTTATTCCCGGTAACGAGAGAAGTAACACGAAAAAACCCGAAGACGTTCGGAGTATTTTAAGGAGCATAGCAATGGCTATTTTAACAGCAGAAGAATTAACAGGGGTGCATCCAAACTACGCCGAGCAACTACCACGCTGGCGTTATTTAATCGCATCTTACAATGGTGGTTTCGACTACCGTGCGGGACAACTTGAGATGCTCCGTAAATACATCAATGAAGATCAAGCACCAGGCGATCAATACTCAAATAGATTAAACTACACAGCGTTAGACAATGCATGTAAGTTGGTAGTAGATACATACAAGTCTTTCTTGTTTAGAACAACACCTGTTAGAGCGTTCTCTAATCTACAAGGTAATCCAATGGTAGAATCATTCATTGAAGATGTAGATTTAGATGGAACAACATTAGATGGGTTCTTAAAGCAGTGTAATACATACGCAATGATTTATGGTTCAGTATGGGTTGGGGT